TCACGATAACTCCGGTCGATAGAGAAGAGTGGCGGCGCGCGACGCGCCATGGGTGCCGGTCTGGCGGACCTCAATCGCGACCGGGCCTGTCGGGGCCATCAGCGTCACGCGCGGCTCGGCGGTGTCGATCGAACGGGTTCCCGCGCCATCGGTCAGCGTCACGCGATACGCCTCGCGCTCCTCGACCAACGGCATGTCGACCGCATCGCGCCACGTCTCGGAACTACGGGCACGACGAACCCAGCCTATGGTCAGCACCGCGCCGTCGCGGACCGCGCGCAGGTGCACCGGCGCGGGTGGCACCAGCGCCCGTCCATCGGGCGTGATCGTCGCGACCATGCCGTCGTCGCCGATCCCGGCCGCCATCATCGACAACGGACGTCCGACCGCGGGCGCCAGATCGTCGACGATCTTCAGCGTCGCCGGATCGAGCAGCGCGAACGCCTCGCCCGCGCGATGGCCCGCGATCGCCCCGTCGCTACCCCGCCGCCCGCGCCATAGGCGCGACAGCCGCCACCGCCCCGGCGCGATCCGGCGCGCTTCGCCGAACTGCACGATCTCATCGCCGATCAGCGCGGCATTGGCCCCGCGATCCAGTGCCACCGCATCGACGCTCTCCAACGTCATCGCGTCGTGGAGCAGCGTCACCTCGACGATATTCGCCCAATCCTCGATGGTCGCCGGTGCGTCGCCCGGCGGCAGCGTGACCGTGCCGATCACCCCCGCCGCCGCCGTGCCGCCGATCTCGCGCCAGCCGCCGGTATCATCCCCCGCCAGCAACGCCGCCCGCCGCCAGCCTGGCCCCGTGCCGCCCGCGATCGCGGCGACGACCGGCACACTCCCGTCCCCCGGCAGTTCGACCAGCAACAGCCGGGTCGCACCCGGCACCACATCCTGCGCCAGCCGCGCGTTGCCCGCCGCCGCGACCGGCGGCAGCGTCGCTGCGGCAATCCGCACCGCCTCGATCGTCAGCCGCATCGCCTCGATCTTCACCGACCGCACCCGCCAGCGCCCCGCCTCGCCCGGAATCATGATCCGGTCGCCCGGCACGATATCCAGATCGCGCCAGTCGAGCAGCACCGTCCGCACCTCGCCCGCCAGCGCCAGCCGTGCCGCCGCATCGCCCGCAATCGCCGCGGCATCGCCGGCCGTCATCGCCGCCGGCAGTTCGATCCGCACCTGTCGCCTTGCGCCGCCGGGCCGCAGCACCTGCTGCACTCCCGCCTGATAGTCCCGCGCAACGTCGTGATAGGCGACCGCGATATCGGCCGGCACCGTCGGCGGGCGCCGCCAGCCACCGCCCACCGCCCCCGCATCGCGCAGCGTCCGTGCCGGACCATCGCCAATGCGCAGCAACGTCCCCGCCCCGTCGGGCGCATACCAGCCGCCGACCGGCACCACCAACGCCTCGATCGCGTCGCGCAAGCTGTCGCCGCTTGCCGCAAAGCCCGCCAGCATCGGACCCGCCGCCTCCGCCCGGATCGCCCCGCCGCCCAGCCGCTCGACGATCGTGCCCACCGTCACCGGCCCGGCATCGGCTTCCACCTCGAACGTCAGCGAAGGAATGCGATTGCCGAAATCGGCCAGCGCCAGATCCTCGAACACCGCATAGGCGATGCCGCGATGCGCCGGCGCATTGCCGATCCCGACGATGCTGGCGATCAGCGGATCGGGGGCCTGCGCCTCGTCCCCCACATGCAACCGGAACCCGGTCCGCGTCTTCCAGTCGCCTGCGGCACCGCGCAGCAACTTGCCCTCGGCCCATATCCGCCGCACCGCCCGGATCGGCCTGGCCGACAGCGCCACCGCGAACGACGCCGAATAGCTATATTGCGTCGATCGCGCCGCCCCCTTGCCGCCGGTGGCGGCGCTTTCCTTCAGATCGGTGGCCCAGATCACCGTCCCCGCCACCCGCATCGTGCCGAACAGTTCGGGGATCGCCGTGCCATAGCTCGACGTCTGCACCTGCAACTCGCGCAGCCGCGGCCCCTCTCGGCCACGCTGCCCGAACACCGCCCCGTCGATCGCCCGCCCGGCCAGCCCGCCCAGCGCCGCGCCGACCGGACCGCCCACCGCCCCACCCAGCGTGGTCAATACCACCGTCGCCATGTCCGTCTCTCCCTAACGCCAGCGTCCCAGTACCGGCCAGGGCGGCACCCCCGGCCGCTCCACCACCCGCCCCGCCATCGCATCGGCGTGGATCATCCCGTCCCCGGTCGAAATGCCCAGATGCAGTTGCCCCGGCCCGCTGCGCAGCAGCAGCACGTCGCCCGTCGCTTCGTTATCAACCGGTCGCAACCCCGCCGCCTCGACGCCCGCGATCACCCGCGCCGCATCGCCACACCGCGCCGGATAGTCGCCGGGGACCACGCACCCCGTCGCCCAGCCGACCAGCCCCACGCAATCGAACCCGTCCGGCCCGCGCCCCTGCCGGCGGAAGCGGCACCCGATCACATCGCGCGCCCGCGCGACCACCGCCACCCCGCTCATCCGCCGGGATACCGGGTCAGCAGGTCGATCCCCGGCAGATACGGCTCGCCCCGAAAGTTCGCGACATTGCCGAACCGGTCGCGGCACGTCGCCAGCGTCCCGTCGCATCCCTCGCGCAGCTCGACCAGCGCGCCCGCCCCGTCGAACCGCGGCGGCCGGTCGAGCACTACGCCGTCCGCGTCGCCGCCGACGATGATGTCGCTGAGGCCGCTATTCACCCCGCCGATCCAGCGCAGCCGCCCGCGCGCGCACCCGCTGCCATCGCCGTCCAGTTGCAGCCGCGCGCCATCCTGCGCCACCACCCGCAGCACCCTGCGCCGCCCCGCCATCGCCACCCGGCAGCGCGCATCGCCCAGCGTCGCGCGGCACCCCGGCGACGTCGTCTCCACCACCGGCGCGTCGAGCCGCTCCTCGCCGCCCAGCAGCTCCGCGCTGAACCCGCCGCCCGACCCCTCGATCGTCCCGATCCGCCCCTCGGCGATCGGCACCACCATGGCCGGATCGGCCCAGTCGATCGCGAACACCACCACCCGCGCCCCGTCATAGCGCCCGGCCAGCAGGTCGCGCTCCCCGATCGCGGCATGGCTCAACGCCCCGCCCACTTCCAGCACCGGCGCGTCCAGACTGTCGTCGCGCACGATGGCGGACGGGGTCATCCCCGGCGCGGCGCGATAGGGCAGGCCATCCACCACCACATCGCGGTCATGCGCGGTCAGCCCGATCGTCACCCCGTCGCGCCGCTCGATCCGCCAGCACCACGTCAGCGTGGTCAGCCCGTCGCCGCTCATGCCTCGCGCACCTCGATCAATGGCACGCTGGGACTGTCGCCCGCACCGAACGTCGCCCGCGCCACCTGCAACCGGTCCTCGGCAAAGCGCACCGGCACGTCGAACGCAAACCCCGCGCTCACCGCCACTCCCTTGCCCGGCGCGCGGTCGAGCAGCACCCATCCGCCCGGCTCGACCGCAAAGCCCTGCGTCTCGCCCCCGCCGATGCCCACGCGCACGCTGCCCGCCACCGGCCGGGTGATCCGTCGCGCCATGGCGCCATAACGCCGCACCAGCGCGAACCGCGTCGTCACCCCGTCGCCGCTGCCCAGCACCACGTCGCCAAACCCGACCGGCGCGCCCGTCGCGTAGTCGAACGGATCCTGCAACCGGAACGCCCGCGCCGGTCCCAGCCGGGCGCGAAAAAACGCCAGCAACGCCGCGATATCGGCGGTCGACCGCACTCCCGGCCCGACGTCATAGCGGGTGCGCGGCTCGGCCCAGTCGGCGTTGCGCGCCTCCGTGCCCCCCGCCCCAGCCACGATCGCGGTCGAGGTTTCGGGCATCACTTCCGCATGCGCGCCCAGCGCCAGCGGAAAACGCACATCGTCGAATGCATCCACATCGCTCTCCCCGTCGAACTGCACGAACCCGTCGCGCACCACCTGCGGCAGCGCCCACAGGAACGTCTCCACGCCGCGCGCCCGCGCGACGTCCGCTGCCCTGGCGATCGCCGGCCACTGCCCGCGATCCTCCGGCCGCAGCACGAAGCCCGCGAAATAATGCTGCTCGCTCGCCGGATAGCCCAGCCGTGCCCCCGCCGCCGCGACTCCCCGCGCGGTCGCCCCGGCATTGCCGGTCGCCGCCCAGTCATAATCCTCCAGCTGCAACACATCGAACGCCGGCCTTGCCCAGCCGAGCGGCAGGTTCGCGCGCTTCACCTCGGGCGCCGCGGCATCGAGGACCGTCGGCAGATAGGCGAGCAACAGGACCTGCCTCGCCCCCGCATCCCGCGCCGCCTGCACCAGCGCCGCCGTCGACGCCGCCAGCAGCGTCCCCGCCCGGTCGAGCAACGCCCGCCGCGCGGTATCCAGGCTCCCCCGCACATCGTCGATCACCAACGGATCGCCGCCCAGCGCCGCCTTCGCCGCCGCATCGTACAGGCAGATGCGATGGTCGGGCGTCACCCACCACCATGGCTCGCCCACCTGAAACCGCGGCACCAGACCCGCCGCCCCGGCAATCCCGACAAACGCCGCCGCCACCGCGCGCAGATAGGCCATCGCTTCCGAATGTGCCGGCGACAGCAGCGTCGACGGCGGCACCCATCCGGTCAGCGCCGGCGACCCGTCCGCCGCCCGCTGCTTCCAGTCGCCCGGGCAATGCGCGTCGAACAATTCATAGCTGAGCGACCAGATCAGCGCGTACCCCAGCGCCTTCGCCCGCCCCGCGAAATCGCGATGCCACGCGACGCACGCCGTGTTCAGCGCGCCCCCGGCCAGCGACACGAACAGCCCGCCGCCGCTGCGTTCGAGCCGGAAATAATGGCTCATCCCGACATACTGGACGATGGTCCCGCGATACCCCAGCCGCAGCGCATTGTGCAGCAACCGCGCCGGCGTCAGGTGATAGCTGTCGTCATAGCCGCCACAGATGCGCAGGCCATGTTCGGGCACCACCACATCGCCCACCGCCAGCACCGATCCCGGCCCGGTGCACGCCATGTCCGACAGTTCGACCCAGCCCTCCGCCGGAGCCGCCAGCATCGCATCGCTGCCGTCATAGGCGGGCGGCACCAGCGACACGAACATCCGGTCGACATCGCCCGCCCAGACCGGCTGCGCTTCGCCCGGCAGCGTGAACCCGCCATCTACCTTCGCGAAATCGATCGTGACGACCGCATCCTCCGCGCTGCCGACCGCATAGTTCCACAGCCGCACATACCAGGCGCGTGGCTTGCCATCGGCGTCGCGCCCCTCGATCGTCAGCACCGGCCCGTGCACCGCGTCCAGCGCCCGCACCCCCGCCGACTGCCACCGGAACCGCAACCGGCACCCGCGAAAATCCCGATTCGTGGCATAACGCAGCAACGGATGATCGAACCGGTCCTCTGCTGCCCAGATCAGCCCCGCCAGATCGTCCCGACGATAGAAGACGCAATCGACCCGCAATGCGTGCGGGCCGGTCGTCACCACCGACGCCATCATCGGCCGCGGGAAATCGACCGTCCAGTACACCGGGTCGAACCGGGTCAGCACCCCCGCCTCCTGCCCGCCGCGTTCGCTCGCCAGCCAATGCCCCATCGCTCACGCCTCCATCAGCGCGGCACGCACCGCCCGCGCCACCTGCCGTCCCGATTGCTGGAGCGCACGCGGCGCCTCGCCCGCGCCGGCATGGACGGTGATCGCCACCCGCACCTCGCGCGCGCTGCTGGCGGGGGCGGGCGTCGCCACCACCTGACCGGCGCTGGTCGGGACGAACAATTCCGGCCCGCGCTCACCCACGCGATACGCCCGCCCCGGACTGACCGGCCCGCCGGTCGCCCGCCCAGGCGCGCCCAGCAGGCTGCCGAGCATCCCCAGCAACCCGCCCCCGCCCCCCGGCTGCACCGCCCCCATCACCGCCGCCGCCGCGATCTCGCCCAGCACCTTCAGCGCCGTATCGCGCAGATCGTCGAAGCCCAGCTTGCCGGTGCGGATCGCCCGCCCCAGCGTCGCTTCGACCGCCTGCCCCGCCCGCCCGACCCCGGCCGCAAACGGCCCGTCCAGACTGGCCTGCATCGTCGCCACGTCCGCCGCGAACCCGGCCGTATCGGCGCGAACGCGCACGACCAGCCGCTCGATTTCCTCATCCATCGCTGTCTCCTGTGAAAATGGCCTGCGATCGACCTCGCCCGCTCCGGCATGACTATCGTCGCCCCAGCGAAAACCGGGGCCTCCCTCCCCGGAAGCGACGCACAAGAAGAAATTGGGTCGCGCAGAGACGCGGAGAGGCGGCGGTCGGTGCAGCGAAACCCGCGTCAGCGGCCGCTGCTCAAGGCAACCCGCAGCAACGTCCCCCGCTCGCAAAAGACCTGACAAGGACGCAGCTCCTCCGCGCCTCTGCGCGAACCCCTCGCTTCTTCGGGAACGCCTCCGAACCCCTCACCCGTCCGGAAACTGCGCCTGCAACCGCGCCACCAGCGCCGCGTCGCACGGTTCCGCCGCCTCGCCCGCCAGCGCCCGCACCAGCGCGCCCAGCTCCGCCGGCGTCGTTTCCCAAAAGGTCGAAGGCGACCACCCGAACGCCACCCCCGCCAGCCCCGCCGCCCCCGCGGCGCGCTGGGCAAAGCTCACCGCCCGCCCAGTATCTGCGCGATCAGGACTTTCAACGCCGGGGTCGCCGCCGCGAGGCCCCCGGCCGTCACCGCCTCGGCGAACTCCTCGCGCGCCATCGGGGCCGGATCGCGCAGGCAATGCCACAGCAACGCCACCAGTTCGGCCAACGCCAGCCGCCCCGCCGCCGCCCGCTCGACCAGCGCGAACAGCGGCCCGACTTCGCCCTCCGCCGCGACCAGCGCCGCGAAACTGGGCCGCAGCACCAGCGTCTCGCCCGCCACCCGGATCGACGCCTCTCCCCGCACGGGGTTCGCCGCCGCGCTCATGCCGACACCACCGCGCCGGACGATTCCAGCGCGACCGTGTAGCTGCGCTCGCCATTGTAATCCCCGGCATAGTCCAGCCGCGTGACGAGGAACCGCCCGGTCATCGTCTCGCCGCTCTCGAAGCTCAGCCGATAGTCGTCGATCGTCCCCGACAGCGCATTGCCGCGCATGCGCAACTCCGCCGCCGATCCGGTGAACACCCCCGCCCCTGACACGCTGACCGACCGCACCCCCGCCCCCGACAGCAATTCGCGCCACCCGCCCGAATCCTTCGACGTGATCGCCACCGCCTCGCCATTGACGCTCAGCTGCGTCGTTCGCAGGCCCGCGACTGTCGCATAGGCCACCGGCATCGCCCCGTTCCCGACCTTCAGCAGGAACGCACTACCCTTTTCCGCCGCCATCTTCCGTCTCCTGAAAAGTCGAACCTAACCCGCCAGCATCCGCACGCGGAACTCGACCGCGCCGACCCAGCGCCCCTCGCCCTCGCGCACCACCCGGCTGCGCAGGAACGTCAGCGTCACGATCCGCCACCCCGCCACCGCCCCCGATGCGCCCAGCACCGCGCCTTCCGCCCGTGCCGCCAGCGCCTGCAACCGCACCGGCCGCTCGCCCGCATCGTGCAGCAGCACCGCCACCCGCCCCTCGCGCCCGGCGGCGTCCTTGGTGCTCCAATCGGCCAGCACCGGCGGCTCGACCACCGCATAGGGTCGCCCGCCGCGCACCGGCGGCACGTCGAATACCGCTACCTCGGGCAACGCGACGCGCAGCCGCTCGACCAGCATCGCCTGCAACAGCGTCCCCGCGATCATCGCCGCCACTCCCCGTCGCGCAACCGCGGATCGGTCAGCGCCCGCCGCGCCAGCCCCCGCCCCGACAGCACCACGTCGTCCCCGACGACCTCCGCCGTCACCCCCGGCACATCGACCGCCGCCGCCACCCGTTCGGCCACCGCACGCACCCGCGCTTCCGCCGCCGCCTCGCCCCGCGCCAGCACCGCCCTCATCGTCGCGCCCCCTGCAACCGCATCCGCCGCCACGGCCGCCACAGCGCCCCGACCGCCGCCGGCGGCACCGCGCCACTCTCGCGCGTGTCGAACCAGTGCGCGATCAGCAGCACCACGCCCTGTGCCACCGCCGGCGGCAGGCTCGCCCAGTCCGCGGCCAGTCCCGCGACGAAGCGCACCTCGCCCATCGCCGCCATCCGTACCCAGCCGGTGCCATCGGCATCGATATCGACCGCGACGACCGGCGCGCCGGCGACGATCGATCGCACCGGCACCACCGGCAGCGCCTGCCACGCCGCGCCCGGCCCGATCGTCGCGCCATGCTCGCGCACGATCAGCGCCTGCCCGCCATAGGCTTCGGCAAGCCCCAGCGCCGCCGCCGCCAGCCGCTCGATCAGCGCATCCTCCTCACGCCCGACGCTCCGCAAATGCCCGCGAGCCGCCTCCCGCGCCCCCGCGATCACCGCCGCCGGAAAGGGCGATGTCATCATGTCGTTCTCCCGAAACTGGAGGATGGGGGGAGCCGGGGGGTGCCCGCCTCCCCCGCCCGGTCACGCCGCCGCGAACTTCATCAGCTTGATCGCTTCCGAATTCATCACTGCCCCGCCGACCCGCTTGGTTGCGTAGAAATGGACGAACGGCTTGTTCGAATACGGATCGCGCAGCACCTGCGTCTCGGCGCGTTCGGCGATCAGGTATCCGGCCCGGAAATTGCCGAACGCGATCGCCGGGTTGTTCGCGGCGATATCGGGCATGTCCTCGGCCTCGACCACCGGATAGCCCAGCAGCGTGTCGGGCTGTCCCGCGATCAAGCCCGGCGACCACAGGAACGCGCCCTCGGCCGTCTTGAACTTGCGGATGCGCGCCGCGGTCTGCGCGTTCATCACCCAGCTCGCCCCCTGCCGGTATCCCCCGCGCAGGCTATGGACCAGATCGATCAGCCGGTTCTCCGGCTCGCTGCCGAAATCGCCCGCAGCACCGCTCGGCAGATACTGGATCGTCCCGAACGGCCGCGTCGCATCGCCACTGGTCGCGACCGGCGTCGCCAGGAACCCGCGCGGCCGCCCGACGCCGTTGCCGCTGATGAACGCCTGCGCCTCGGCCCGCGCGAACTCGGTCGCGATCTCGCCCGCCAGCCATTCCTCGACATCGAAACCGACATCATCCAGCATTGCCTGGCTCGCCGCCGGATTGGCGTACAGCTCGCCCATCGGCGGCGCGATCTCGTTAAAGGTCGGCGTGCCCGTTTCCGGCCGCGCCGCCGTCTCCGCCGCCCAGCCCGACGGCGTGCCGCCACTGGTCACCAGCTTGCGATAGCCGGCACTACCCACCTGCACGACCTGCGCGATCGACCGGATCGGGCTGATCGCTTTCAGCGTCGCGCCGATCATCGCATCGATCTCGCGCGGCACCGCATAGCCGCCCGCCGCATCGTTGGCGCCGCTCACCGACTTGGTTTCGACGACCGACCCCGCCCGCACGAACGCCCCGAAGCCGCCCCCCATGCTTGCGCCCGCCAGCAACGGCCGGTTGGCCACGACACCCGAAAAGCTGCCCGACAGCGTGTCCATCTTGGTTTCCATCAGTCTGAACTCCAACGAAAAAGGGCGCCGCACCACGCGACGCCCAAAGGGAAAATGTGACTTGAGGTCTTTCGCAGTGCCGCCCCGCTCACCCGCTCTCGACGGCATGGATGCGCGCCAGCGGCTGCATCGGCTGCGCGACGATGCTGACTTCCAGCAGCTCGGCCGCCTCGATCACCCGGTATGCCCCCCACCGCGCGCGCCGTACCCGGAACCCGAACGACAGCCCGCTGACCGCCCCCGCCGCCACCAGCCGTGCCGGTTCCGCCGCATCGATCCGTCCCAGCACGCGCAGGCCGCGCGCATCCTCGGCCAGCTCGACCCGCCCGATCGGCCGCCCGGCATGCTGCCACAACAGCGGCACCCGCCCGCCGAACGTCAGCGCGCCGGGCAGCACGACATCGCCGCCGCGATCCGCCCGTCCGAAGATCGCCGCGTATCCCGCAAAGCTCACCGCGCCCATTCGGGCCACCCGCTCTTGACCGCGATACCGACCAGCAACAGCGCGAACGCCATCCGCACCACCCAGGCCAGCACCGCGCGCACCGCCGACCGCTTGGCATCGCGCCACGCCGCCAACAGCTCGCGCAGCTCCTGCAGATCGCCCTGCGCCGCTGCGTCCGACAGCCCGATCCGCGCCATCGCGCGGGTGGCGCCCAGTTCACCCGCCTCCTCGACGATCGCGCGCAGCGTCTGCAGGTCCGCGCCGCCCTCGGCCGCCTGCCCCATCAGCTGCGCCAGCACCATATCCTTGCCCATCGCTTGTCTCCCGCCCGTTCCCGCATTAGCGCGCCGTGTGTGAGATCCCGCCGCCGCACCCTCGTCCTCGCCTTCGCCGCCGCGCTGGTGGCGTTCCTGTTCGCGCTGCCGTTCCTGAAAGCGCAACGCTGCGCCAAAGCCGGCGGCCAGTTCGACCGCACGACGCTGGCATGCACGCTGCCGTGACAGGCGGCATCGGTCCGCTTCCCCGCCCGGCCATCCGTCCGGATATGCCGATGGGTGGCCGGGTGGGGGAGCGGGCCGGTGCCGCCTAACGCGCGATAGCGCGGTCCAACAACGCCCCCACCCCCAGCAACCCCCGCTTCTCTTCCACCGTCAGGAAATCCGCCGCCCCCACCTGCGCCCACAGCCACTCGCGCTCCTCCGCCAGCGCCCCGACCCGGTCGAGGTCGATCGCCAGCGCCGCATCCGCGAACCAGCCGCCCAGCCCCTGTCCGATCGCCCCCAGGATGCGGTCGCCCAGCGGCACGATCGTCTGCCGCCACAGCGCGCGGTTCGCCTCGCGATAATTGGCGAAGGTATTGTCGCCCGGCATGCCCAGCAGCAGCGGCGGCACCCCGAACGCCAGCGCGATCTCGCGCGCCGCCTGTGCCTTCAACCCCACGAAATCCATGTCCGCCGGGGTCAGGCTCAGCGCCTGCCACTTCAATCCGCCGTCCAGCAGCATCGGCCGCCCGGCATTGGCCGCCCCGGCAAAGGCCGCGTCCATCTCCTCGCGCAGCCGCGCGAACTGGTCGGGCGACAACACCCCGCCATCGCCCGGATCATGGACCAGCGCGCCCGACGGCCGCGCCGCATTGTCGAGCAGCGCCTTGTTCCACCGCGCGGCGGCATTGTGGATCGCCACCGCCCCCGACGCGACGCCCAGACAGCCCAGCCCATAATGATCGTCGCCGGGATGAAAGCCGCGGATATGGATCAACTGCCCCCGCCCGCGTTCGTCCTCCGCCGCGATCCGCGTCACCCGGTCGCCGACGCGGTAGCGATACGCGACCGGCCACCCGCCCGCATCGGCCTCCACCGACACCCGTTCGGGGCGCAGCGCATACAGCTCGCCCGCACGGCCCTCGTCATCGGCGATGATCTGGATATAGGCGTTGCCGTGCAGCAGCAGTTGCGACGCGACGCTGTCGAGCAATTGCTGCCCCGCCGACCGCGCCCGCACCAGCGCCAGCACCGTCGCATCGCCGCGCAACGGTGCCGCCGCCAGCCCTTCGGCCACCACCCGCACCGCCCGCTGGACGATCGGGTTGCCGATATAGCCGTCGCGCACCTGCGCCTCATACCCTTGCGCCCACGCCCCCGCCGCCGGCCCGCTCCCCTCGCGCCACAGCACGCCGCCGCCGCCGCGGCCCCCCGCCAACACCGGACGCGCCCCATCGCGCCCGGACCTGCGCCCGAACCATTTCATGTCGATTTCTCCCGAAACGAAAAAAGGCCCCGCGTCGCCGCGGGGCCTGGGGTCAAATTATGGCCATGGCTCGAACGAGCCGACCGCCGCTATTCCTCGCCCGACGTATCACGTGGGACGCCCTCCGACGGCAAGCTCACTGCCTGGGCTTTCCGATAGTTCGAAAGCGCCACGATCACGCCGACGATGATCGCCCCTCCCAAGGTCGCTCCGGCAACAGGTGCGCCACTCGCCACCATATAGGCGACAATCGCCAGCATCATCGTCAGCGCGATCAACATCGCACCCAGCCCGGCCAGATTGAGGATGAACTCCTGCTTGTTGGCGCGCCGGGTCATCTCGTGGCGGAACCCTCGCTCCTCCACCGCTCCGTCCGCGATCTCGCGCGCCAGCCCAGGCACCACCAGATCATATTGTCGCAGCAACTCTGCCGGGGGCAACGGCCCCTGATGGAACATTGTCTGCTCAATGATCTCTTGTCGCACGTTCGGTGCGAACGGTTCCAGGATTGCGTCGACCTGTTCGGCGGCGCGTCCCTCGCTGCTCATCGATGTCGGTACGCAAGGCGGCTTCCGGTCGGGATCTTCCGTGCCCTGCTCTGCTTCTTCAGCCAACGACGCGCCCGGCCTTGCGATTCATCGACCGGCGGAAATCGTTGCCGACGGACTGCCAATCGGAAACGATGGAACCGGCGTCGATGGAACGCCATGTGCGATTCATGTGCGGCATCGAAATCATCCGAACCGCACCATCGAGGATGAACTTGCCGGCACGGGCAGACCGGTACTTCATCATGCTGGTCATCCCACAAAAACGTTCTGCGATCATGCTCGCTAACTGATATTAGCACGTCTGAGTGTCAATAGACGGTGAACAACGCGGTCCCGTCCTCAACCGACATCGTCGATCGCCGTTCCCCTCACAACACCCGCACCATCGCCTGCCCCTTTCGCCCGAACATCAACTCCGCCATGGCCCAGACCAGCGCATCGGCGCGGTCCGGCGACCGGCCCGGCCCCTGATAGCCGCCGACCACCAGCCCGCACAGTTCGTCCTCCAGCGCCGGAAACGCCCCGACATGGAACGCGCGACCCCGCTCGTACAGCGCCACGACCGGCTCGGCCCTCGCGCTCTTCCCGCGCGAGGCATGGACCAACGTCACCGGCAGCGCGGCATCGGCGGCGCGCAGCACGCTGCCGACCATCGCCCCGCCCTGGTTGGCTTCCGCCACCACCCGGTCGGCGCCGTGTCGCTCCGCACAGGCGACCACCGCCGCCGCCCAGCCTTCGGGCGACGCGCCACCGATACTGGCATCCTCCAGCACATAGCCGCAGCCATCCTCGCCCAGCGCCACCGCGACGATCCCGCACGCATCGCCGCCGATCCCGGCGGGCGGATCGACGCCGACCACCACCCGCACCAGCGCCGGTGCCGCTACCACCCGCTGCCGCTCGATCAGCGCGCGTTGCCACAGCGCGCCGGCGACATCGTCGATCAGTTCGCCGTCCATCTCCTGCCGCCCCAGGCGGGTGCCGGCATAGCTGGCCTCGATCTGCTCGATATAGCTGTCGGGCAGGTGCTCGTTGTCCTGCGTCCGCCCGGTGGTGATCCGCACCCCCTTCGCCTGCCGGATGCGCAGCAGCAGCGGCACCGGGCGCGGCGTCGTCGTCACCAGTGTCTGTGGCCGCTCGCCCATCCGCATGCCCAGCATCAGGTTATCCCACGTCGCCTCGGCCCGCCGCCATTTGGTCAGTTCGTCGCACCACGCGATATGATGCTCCGGCCCGCGCAAGGCATCGGGAGTTTCGGCGGCATAGACGAACGCCTTGGCCCCCGATCCGAACTCGACCATGCCCGCGCTCGGCCGCCACGTCACCGCGCCCTGATGCCGCCCGACCGCCAGCAGCCCGCTCGGCCCGTTGACCATCACATCCTCGACATCGCGCCGCGTCGCCCCGACCAGCGCGATGCGCAGGTCCTTCGCGGCAAAGGCGCGGGTGCAGACCCATTCCGATCCGGCGCGGGTCTTTCCGAACCCGCGCCCCGCCTGGATTAACCACAGCGTCCAGTCATTGTCGGCGATCGTCTGTCCATCATGCGACCACAGGTTCCAGCGCGTCGCCAGTTCGCTGCGATGCGCGGGGTTCACCGTCAGCAGAAAGCGTTCCATCTGCGCTTCTGTCAGCCCGGCCAGTTGCGACACCACGGGATCAAGGTCACTCATGCCTCGCGCTCCAGCCGGCGCTTGAACGCTTTCAGGCGTTCGAGCAGCATCGCATCGGTTTCTTCCTGCGTCGCCCGGCGGGCATGGTCGCGGGGGATCGTGCCCCTGCGCCCGATCATCGCCTGATGCCGGTCGAGCAGCTTGATCGCCTGTTCGACCGTCACCGGCTGGCAGACGATCTTGTCGGGATCGCCCACCGCCACGCCGTCCAGCGCCGCGATCGCGGTCCGCACCAATGCCGCCTCCAGCCGGTCGTAACCGGCCAGCAACGCCATGCGCCATTGTTCGGCAAAAACCGGATCGCGCCGTCGCAGGGCGTATAGCCCGGCCTGCGACAGGCCCACGACCTCGGTCGCCTCCCGCACGTTGCACGTCGCCGCGACGTGATCGAGGAACCGTTCGCGCCGCGCCTGCGTCCATCCTTTCGTAAACCGCTGCTGTTGTATCCGGCGGTTCGTCCCGGCCAGTACGATCACATCCTTGCCCATCGCCCACCCCCAGACATGCGTCGGGGCCGGAAAGCGCCCCCGCGCCCGGCCCCGAAACCCAATTTCCGATGTTCCTGTTTTGTGCCATAACAGCGTGACGATGTCAAGCCTCATGTTCCCATTTGGTTCGTTTTGCGGCCGGCATGGCGAAATGCTGCCCTGCACCCCATATCAGTTCCATCGCTGTCAGACGGTCCGTAGGCGTCAGCGACCGGGAGACGCACGCGCTTTCGCTTACGCTGTTGGAGCGTCACCGAATGGACCTCAACTTTCTACTGGGCCGGCATCAGGTCGAACTGATGCGGGCCGCTGCCGCCGCTTCTCCCGAAGCCGCCTGTTCGCATGGCGGCATGGCGCGGGGCTATGAACGCCGCATCGCGTCGCTGCGCACGCTGACCGGTGCGACCGGCCGGATGGTGGCGGCATGA